ATATAATTACATTACATGGATATATTGGTGATAAATGTATTAAAGTATGTTGTAATGATTGTTCTAAAAATAATACTAAACCAGTAATGAATAGTAATTCTGAATTAACTGTATATGTTCAACAGATCAGATAGAAACTTAATAAATTATATATTATAATTTAAAAAATATAAATTATAATATATGAATAATAGTTTAAAAAATTGTAAAAAAAATGAAGTTAAAAATTGTATTAATGAATGTTGTAAAGAAGTTGATGTAGAAGTTATTAAGAATTTTTTAGGATCTATAGATAGAGGAGATTATTTATATGAAATAATTATAAAAAATAATACAAATTGTGTTGTAAAAAATGTATCATTAATTGATACTTTTTTAGTAGAAAATAGTATAATAGGAACTACTACATATCAATCAGATACAATTAATCCAGAAACTATTTCATTATTAAGTAGTACTGCAACATTAAGAACACAAGGAAATATAACTGATCCATGTAATACATGCTTACCACCATGTTCAGTAAGTAGAATATATATATTAGTAGAAACAACCTATAATATTGGAAATTATGTCCCTAATAATATAATTACATTACATGGATATATTGGTGATAAATGTATTAAAGTATGTTGTAATGATTGTTCTAAAAATAATACTAAACCAGTAATGAATAGTAATTCTGAATTAACTGTATATATTACATCTATTGGTTTTATACCATAATTATAATATATATTTCTTCCCTAAAAAATCAAAAACTTATTAAAAAAAATAAGTTTTAATTTACTTTTTTTTTAAATAATAGTGATTGTATAACAATCACTATTATTTAAAAAAATGAAACTCTAAAACTTATTAAAAAAAATAAGTTTTAATTTACTTTTTTTTAAATAATAATAGTTGTTATACAACTATTATTATTTAAAAAAATGAAAATCAAAATAAAAATAAAAATAAATATAATAATAAATATAATAATATGATAAGTTTAATAGTAATACATGATAAAAATTATGGGATAGGTAATAATGGAAATATACCATGGAAATTTAAACAAGATTTAAAATTTTTTAGAGAAGAGACAGATAATAATATTATAATTATGGGAAAAAATACATGGAATTCAATACCAGAACAATATAGAGGATTAAAAAATAGAATAAATATAATAATATCAACATCAATAACATATGATAAATTAAAAAAAGAGAATAATACAAATAGTAAAATATATTTAGAAAATAATTTAGAAGATGGAATAAAATTAGGATTAAATATACAAAAATTAGAAAATAAAAAAATATATATAATTGGAGGAAGTGAAATATATAAACAAACAATAAATAATAATTTAATTGATGAATTAGTTATAACTGAAATAGATGATACTTATAAAACAGATTGTTTTATAAATTATAGTAATCTAACATTAAATAATTATTTTACAAAAGAAATTGAGGATATTGACCAGACTACAAATAAATTAATAAAATTAAAATTTAATAAATATAAAGTATTAGACCCAGTTAGAAAATATAAATTAGATAAAAATGGAGAAATACAATATTTAGAAATATTAGAAAAAATATATAACTCAACTGAAACAAAAAGACAAACAAGAAATGGTTTTACATATTCAATATTTGGAGAACAAATAAAAATAGATTTACAAAAAGAATTTCCTATATTTACAACTAAAAAAATGTTTTGGAGAGGAATAGTAGAGGAATTATTATTTTTTATATCTGGAAAAACGGATGCAAATATTTTAAATAATAAAGGAATAAAAATATGGGAATTAAATACAAGTAAAACTTTCTTAGATTCTGTTAATTTAAATTATGATGTTGGTGATATGGGACCAATGTATGGTTTTAATTGGAGACATTTTGGTTCTAATTATATTAATAAAGATACTGATTATAATAATAAAGGTATCGATCAGTTAATGTATATTATTAATACTTTAAAATCAGATCCATTTAATAGAAGAATGATTATGACAACATATGATCCATTAACAGTAAATAAATGTGTATTATATCCATGTCATGGTATAGTAACTCAATTTTATGTAAGTAATGAAGGTTATTTAGATTGTATAACTTATCAACGATCAGCCGATGCTTTTTTAGGATTACCATTTAATATAACATCATATGCTTTATTAGTTCATATAATTTGTCATTTCATTAATTCAGGTGATAGAATATTAGAATTAAAACCAAGATATTTAATTACTTATTTGGGTGATGTTCATTTATATGAAGAACATATAGAAAGTGTAAAAAAACAAATTAAAAGAGAACCATTATTTCCGCCAAAAATCAAAATAAATAAACAAAAACCAACTGATATATCAGATTATAAGTTTGAAGATATTGAATTAATCAACTATATATATTATGATCAAATAAAAGCAAATATGAAAATGTAATAGATTAAATTAATTTATTTAATCTATTATTAGCAATATCAATGTAATTATTATTTATTTCAAAACCAATAAAATCAATATTATTAATTTTTGCAGATACACATTCTGAACCAGAACCAGCAAATGGAACAACTAATAAAGTATTTGAATTTTTATTTAGACATGCTTTTAGTAAAATATTACATAAATTCAATGGTTTTTGAGTTGGATGTTCAACTCTTTCCTTTTTCCCAGCACCACCAGCCAATGCAGGAACTTTTATTACATCTCTTGGTAATGCACCATTTGAATGAGCATTATAAATAGTTTCTTTATCTCCTTTACTAAATCTTCCTTTAGTATTTTTTCTAATTTTTCCAGCAGAGTTTTTTAAAAAATCATCAGTGTACGGTTCTCTAACATCATCTCTATTAAAAATTGGTTTATCTTTATAACAACATAATATACTTTCATGAGTTCGTTGCCAAAAATTAAGCGAAGGTGTTGTTTTATTAGTATATGACCAAATAAGCCATTTTACTTTACATAATATAAGTGTTCTAATAAATGCAAGATTTTCACTAAAACCATATATATATAAAGTTCCAGTTGGTTTAAGAATTCTTAAGCATTCTGTTATCCATTCATTACACCACTTCAAATATACTTCCATATCTTGTTTATCACTATTATTACCAAAATCTTTTCCTATATTATATGGAGGATCACATATAATAATATCAACTGTTTCATTATCTATTTTTTTTAATCCAATAATACAATCTTCATTATATATTTTATTTAATTCTATTTTAGAATTATTATTATTTTTTTCTATTATATATAATAAAGGTATAATAACTTTAAGTTTAAGATTTTTTAATCAATTTTTTAATAAAAATTGAAAAATATAAAAGATAAATTATTCTTAAGAATTATTTATCTTTTAATTTACTCTTTTTCAAATTATTTACAATGTAAATAATTTGAAAAATTGAAAAATCTAACTTAATTAAGTTAGATTTTACTCTTTTTCAAATTATTTACAGTGTAAATAATTTGAAAAATTGAAAAATATAATAAAAATAAGAATAAAATAAATAAATAATTTAAAGTCTAAAATATAGATATAAATATGACAAGTTCTCAATCATATAATTATGATGAGTTTATAAGTTACAAATCATTAAATTTAGAAATTTTACCAGAATTGAATGATTATGTAGATATAAATTATAAAAAAAAAAAGAATCCTGTATGGAAAAGAGAACAAAAGTCATCAGTAACAAATTGGATAATAGATAAAAAAATAAATCAATCAGATGATGATAAATTATATTCTCAATATATAAGTGTATTAAATAAATTAACAGAATCAAATTTTAATGAATTAGCAAAACAATTAATAGGATTAGGAATTAAGAAGGAAATACATTTAAATCACTTAGTAGATACAATATATAATAAAGCAATAATTGAAATTAAGTATAGTAATATGTATGCAAAATTAACGAAAGAATTATCATCATATTATATAGAGGAAGACGGGAAAAAAGTATATTTTAGAGAAATATTAATAAATAAATCACAAAGTATGTTTTTAGAGGGTATCTCATTAGAGACAGAATTAGATAAAAAACCAAGTAAATCATATAAATACAAAGAACAAGTAATTGGATGTATAAATTTTATAGGTGAATTATATAATAATGAATTATTAACAAATAGAATTATACAAAGTTGTTTTAATAGTATATTTATGAGAATACCATTAAAAAAACCATACATAATTGAAATATTATGTACATTAATAAAAACAGTATCAGAAACACTATTAACAAAAGCACCAAAAGAATATGATGAATATAAAACTAAATTATTATTATTAAAAAATAATAAATTACCAAATATAACAATAAATAAAAAAGATATGTTTAGTATAATGGATATATGTGACCAATATTTAAAATAAATGAAAATAAAGATTTATTTATATATAAGATTATATATAAATGAATACAATAAATGAAATATACAAATATATAATAATAGACAAATGGTATTATTTAACAAGTACAATATCAATAAATTTACTATCATATTTATTTAAATTTATATCATATAGACAATTAACAGAATATATAAGTAATATAAATGATGATTATTTAGAAGATTTAAATTATAAATTAGGGATATTTTTTATAAAATTCATAATAATACATGGAATATATAATTGGAGTTATTACATAATGGGGAATATAGTAATAGATAAATTAAAATATATATTTGATAAAATAATAAATAGATTATTATATTACAAAGTAGATTTTTTTAGAAATAATAATGAACATAAAATAAATCAATTATGGTTTTATTTAAATAGCATAGAATTATTAATAGAAAAATTAATTTTAGAATTACCAAAAATAACAATTTATTTAATGTATTATACATATACTATTTATAATTTTTCAGGATTATCATTATTTATAATAATTCCAACAAATTTATTAGTTATTTATTTATTGCATCCATTATCTAAAAAACAATACAAATATAATAAAGAAAGAATTGATTTAGATTTAGAAACAAAAAATATATTATTAGAAGCATCATCTAATATTGAATTTATTAAATTAAATAATAAACAAGAACATGAAATTAATAAATTAAATAATAAGTATAATAAATTATTATATAATAAATCAAATGATAAAAAAATATCATCAATATTATTATTTGTATCTGAAGTATTTGATGATATATTAATATTAACTATTTATTCAATTGGTGTAATTCATGTAGTAAATAGAAATATGAAACCTATTGAATTATTATATTTAGCAATACATACTGGTAATTTTTATTATCAATTATTACAATTAAAAGATATATATAATTTTTATAAAAGAGTAACACCAAAAATATCAGTAATAAAAGATATATTATTATATAATAAAATAGAACATATTACAGAGGAAAATATTAATTTAAATTTAAATAAATTAGATGAAAATATAATTAAATTTACTAATATAAATTTTGGTTATGAACAAAATAAATTAGTATTAAAAAATATTAATTTTAATTTTAAATTAAATAAAATAAATGTATTATTAGGAGCAAATGGTTCAGGTAAAAGCACATTAATAAAATTATTATTAAGATTATATGATAATTATGAAGGAGAAATATATTTAAATAATATAAATATCAAAGAAATACCAATAAAACAACTAAGAAATGATATAATATTTGTATTACATGAACCAGCAATATTTAATGATACGGTATGGAATAATATTACTTATGGTATTGATAATATAACAGAAAGAGATATTATTAATAATTGTGAATTATTAGACTCTAAACGATGGATTATATTAAATAAAAATAGACATACTGGTTTTAGAGGTAAAGATTTATCTGGTGGTGAAAGAAAAAAAATACAATTATTAAATATTTTATGTAAAAAATCAAATATTATTATATTTGATGAACCTACTAATGCTTTAGATTCTAATGCTATTAAATGGTTTATTGATTTTATTAAAAAATTAAAAGAACATTATAATAAAACTATTATTATTATATCTCATGATATACGAATTTCTGATGTTGCTGATAATATTATTGGATTAAATTAAAATTAATTAAATTAAAAATACTTAAAGAAATAATAATAATATAAGTTGGTAGGATTCCCGAGCGGTCAAAGGGGTTGGTCTTAAGAGCCAATGCAGAAGTGCTTCGTGGGTTCGAATCCCACTTCTACCATAATTAAAAATAATTAATAATTTCAAAATTATTAATTATTTAACTAAAAATAATAAAAATAATAAATATAATATAAAATTATTAATTATTTAACTAAAAAAATATAATTAAAAATAATTAATTATTTAATTAAAAATTATTTAATAATAAAAATACTTAAAGAAATAATAATAATATAAGTTGGTAGGATTCCCGAGCGGTCAAAGGGGTTGGTCTTAAGAGCCAATGCAGAAGTGCTTCGTGGGTTCGAATCCCACTTCTACCATAAAAAAATATTTAATAATTTAGAAATTATTAAATATTGATAAGATAATATAATTTTTCTAAATTATAAGTAGAATGGAAGAAAGACCGAATATAGGGAAAAAAGATTATTATAAAAAAGAGATAATAAAAGAAATAATAGAATTAATAGAAGTGGAAGATAAGAATGAAATAATAATAATAATAAATGAATATAATAAAGATAATCAAGAAGAAATAATAGAGAAAGTAATAACGAAATTAGAGAATAATAATGAGGAAGAAAATAAAGAATGGTTTGAAAGGAAGATAGTAAATAAATACAGAAAGATACATAAAAATAAAGACTCAATAGAAGATATAGATGAATCATATGATTATGAATTAGGAGAGAAGGATTATATAAGTGAGAAGAAAATTAATAAATTCAAACAAATAATAAAAAATAGAGATAGAAGATTATTTGTAAGATTAATAAATAGATATGATAAAAAGAATCAAATAAAAATAATAGATAGATTATATGAGATATTAAAAGAAGATGAAGATAGTTTTAAATGGTTTATAGAAAACATAGAAAAATCTCATAATAAGTTTATAAGAAGATTAAAACAAACAAAAGATAAGAAATCTAAATATAATGAAACATATTTATTAGATATAGAACCAACATTAGGAACATTAACAACAATACAACAAAATACATTAAATAATTTAATATATTATACACAAAATCACAATAATTATGACATAAGAAGATTATTAAATTTTCACAATAAAGATACACAAAAATATTTAATAGGAAGATTATATACAATATTTTTAGAAGATAAAAATTACAAATGGTTATATAAATATATAATAGAACCCTATACAATATTTCATAATAGAATAGGTGAATATAAAATGCAAGATATAAATTTTGAGAGTTTAAAAATAATATTAACAGATTTAATAACAAAAAGAGATAATTTAAAAATATATGAAATATTAAATCAATATGATTATAATTCACGCCAACAAATAATAAATTATTTTATAAATTATTTAAAATTTAACAATGAATATTTAGATTGGTTTATTAATAATATTCAAGTTCCATATAAAAATTTATACACTCAATATTATATTTATGGAGGTTCTAAATATTTTAATAAATATATTAAGACTAAAAATAAATATTTAAAATTAATAAATAATAATTTAATAAATTAATTTACTTTTTTTTATAAAAAAGTAAATTAAAAAAAATGAAAATAAAAGAATATATTATGACTATATTAAATTAATAAATAAATATGATTAAATTACCATCAGAGATAGAAGAGGGTAATATAGAATATAAATTAAAATTAACAACAGTAGATGAAATGAAAATATATAGATTAAAATCTCAGATGTTATGGAGATTAGAAGAGGGATTTGATATGTATGGAATAAGAGAGGCTATATATTATATAGGAGTATCAGATAATGGAGAGATAACAGGATTAAATAAAACATTAATAGAAAAATCAATAAATGTATTCAAAAAAATAATAAGAGATTTAAATATAACAATTCATAAATTAGAGATATTACCAATTAATGAATTAGAATATATAAAAATAATAATAAGAAAAATAGAATATGAAAATAAAGAAAATATAAGAGTTGGATTTATAGGAAAAAGTGGTAGTGGAAAAACTACATTAATAGGAGTAATAACACATGGAGAATTAGATAATGGTAATGGAAGTTCAAGATTAAATATTTTAAGATATAATCATGAAATTAATAATGGATTGACATCAAGTATAAGAACAGAAATTATTGGATATAATAATAATAAAATAATTAATTATAATAGTAATATACGAACAACATGGGAAGAAATATATAATAAATCAACAAAATTAATAGATTTAATAGATATGCCTGGATTTATTAAATATATAAAAACAACATTATATGGAATATTATCATATAAACCAAATTTAATAATAATAGTAATTGATATTAATGATTTAATAGATAATAAAATAACAAATGATGATATATTAATGAATATAACATTATGTAATAAATTAGAAATAAAATATACAATAGTAATTACAAAGATAGATATAATAGATAATAAAGATTTAATTGATTTTTCAATAAATCAATTAAAAGAAATACTAAATAATAACAAAATAAATACAGAATTTAATATTAATACATCAATATACAATAAAAATATTAATATATTTACAATTTCAAATAAAACAGGATATGGAATAAATTTATTAGAGGATTTTATAAATAATATAAAAATAACAAATAATACAATAATTAATAATACTGAAT